CTCCACTCATGCCACGAACCTCAACGTTCAGATTCCACTGCTCAATCGTCACGACCTCCGTCTGAAGGTCGTTGATTGCGATGATGCGGTCACGAAGGGACACGTAATTCTCCTATGTAGTCGTGGTTACCAAGTACCACGGGTAATCGCACCCGTGACCTGAAAGTCGGCGGAAGCCTGCACGGCGTCACCCACCGAAGCAGAAACCTCATACGACGTCATCAGGCAGGTGCCACTGTACTTGACGAGACCAGCCGTCGTGCCCGCCGGACCGTACTCAAAGTCCAGCGGTGTGGCGTGCCCGAGGACACCGGCGAGGTAGCCGTCGGCGGTGGCGTCAAACATGCCCGAAATGCTGATGGTCGCATCCGTCAGACCGATGATGTAGGTCTTAGCCGAATTTCCGAACGCCGTGGTCTCGGCGGTCTCCGCGTCACGCGGGAACGAGACGTCGTTGAGGTAGGCGGACAGGTCCCTGAGGGTGCCACCGTTGTCGTCAACCTTGAATGCCGCGGTCTTTCCGTGAACAAATGCCATTGCTGTTTCTCCTTAGCGCCTTGCGAACGCCACTGTGAAGGTGATTGAACCCGTGCCGCTCATCGTGGAGACGGCGCGGAGGTATCGGTTGACGGTCGTGCCAGTTGCGACGACGAGCCGTTCCGAAGTTGTCGTGGTGCTGGAAACCGTGGTGAAGGTCGCTCCAGTCAGGTCCGCCCACGTGCTGTTGTCCGCCGAATGCTGCACCTTGATTGCTGTGTTCGCATTCATCGTGTTGGCGGTCACATGCAACTGGGCAACTCCGCCGTTAGCCGAGGAGGCTCCGGCGTCGTAGGCTGCACCAGTCGTGCTGGTCGTCTGGGTCGCCTGAAGGACGATGACACCGCCATCAGTGCCGCCGTCAGCCTGAGCGTCGTAGGACACCGAGACGACGTCCCCGACCGGCGAAGAAACCTCATACGACGTGCTCTTCGCCTTCAGAATCCAACAACGCTCCCCCGTGGTCAGACCAGCAGGGGCGAACAGAACCGGAGCGCCAGTGTCCGAACCGATGGTCGCGGAAAGAGTCGCATCAACGGCGTTGGCAGAGCCGTCAAACATGCCGGACGCCGACAGGGTGCCGTCGCGGAGACCAACAATGTACGTCTTGGCGGAACTTCCGAACGCCGTCGTCTCCGCAGTCTCCGCGTCCGAGGCAACCGAGCCATCATTCAGATATGCGGACAGCGACGTAGCGCCATGAATCACAGACGCATTCTTGCCGTGGATGAACGCCATTACTTGCCCGCCTTGCCGCTCTGGGTCTTCTCGTAGTAGGGGAACTCCGGCTTCTCGTCCTTCGCCTTGCCGGTCGCATCAACGACCTCAATGAGACCCTGCTCCAGCAGCCACTTCACCGACTTGGACGGAATGTCGTCAACAACCTCGCCAGCCTCTACGCGGCGGTCGGGCGGAAAATCCAGCCCTGTCATCACCCTGTACTTCGGCATCTTGTGGTCTCCTGAGCGCGCCTGTGCCCAGATTCCCGAACCGCCCGACCACTAGGGCACTGGGGACGATGCCGAGGTCACATGGACACGATGTTGTCAAACGAGAATACAATCGCATCCAAACCGCTGCGTCCACAGCGGGGTATAGCCCACTAGGGCTGTTTCTTGCTCACCTTCTTGCAGAGATGGTTGTAATCATCACCCCACAGGCACGGGTCCCACGGACGCCACCCAGTTCCACCCCGAGACTCGTAGTAGTCAAACAGGACTTTCCCTGCCCGAAGGTTGGTCAAAGGGTCCAGCAGCGGCTCCTGAGCGCAAATGTCCGCCTCACGGCAGAGAATCGCCCACTCATTGCGAGAAACGTCGTAGTTCACCCCGTTGACCTGCAACAGACCGGTGTCAGACCGATGATTCCACTCGGTTACATGCGTGATGTTGCAGTTCGCATCCACCGCGTCCCCGCCACGACGGTTCGGACAACACCCAGACTCCCTCATCACAATCTCGGTCAACTTGGGAATCTGTTCCTCTTCCCAGCCAGCCTTCCGAGCCATAGCCGGAAGCCACGAACAATCCCCGTGCCGGAACTGGATGGCGACCGTGGTGGTCGTCGTGAAACGTGGTTCTGGCGCCAACGTTGACGGGAGCGAAAGCACAATGACCTCGTCCGCTGGTTCCGGTTCCGTCCCGAACGTCGCATTCCCGAGGAACACGCCCAGCGACGCCAAAGCCCAAATGAAGGTAATAACAATCCTATCCATGTTGCTCCTTGCTGGTTTCTGCCCGCTTTTGGCTGGGCGTACGTCCTACGTGAGGAACCCTTGCGGATATTCGTGCTGCTCTTCGGTGGCAGACCCCTCCCCCACCTGCATCATCCTACCCAACTGGTCGCCAAAAGGCAACTATGACCCGTTCTTCGCCTTGCAACGATGGCAAATGATGACCCACGGACGAGTCACCGAGATGGCGAGCATCTTCTTGCAACGCCAGCAGCGCGGTTCCTTGTCCGCCTGTGCCCCTCCACCATAGGCGTCACGGCTCGGTTCTCCTACCTCAGCCATACCGTGAAATCGCATCCGACAAGTGCCCTGTCATCCCCATCTCTGGCAAGCGGGTAAATCTCCGACGTTGCCAAAACCGACATAACGGAAACCCCTGACAATGTCGTGTCCCTGATTGCTCCGAGAACCGCCCGCACCGCCTCAGCCTTGCTGCGCGCAGCCGGATAATCATTCCGAGCAGCACGACACACCATCCGAATCCGCTGATGGTCAATCGCATACACCGAAGCACCAAAAACATGGGACGGACCGGTTCCTGCCGACTCATACAGGGTCACCGTGGCATCGGGACTGTCAGGTGTACGGGTAAGGAAGATGTTCGTACCCAGCGTCCCTTGACCCTGCGTCTGAAGGTAGGTGCCGAGGGCATCAAGAATCGCCATAGTCCGCCTCCTGCCACCAGTCCTCATAGGCGTTCTTCCGACGGAACACCGCCTCAATTCTCAATCGCATCCGATAGGCAAAACCCTCAACTGCACGCTCCGCGGGGTCGCGGAGATACTTCGCCTTGCGCCCCTCGGCATGCCGGTACTTCAGGTTGTCGTGCTGGATGACGGCATAGTTGACGAAGTCTCCGGTGCTGTCGCCGGAAGCGACGCCGCCGTAGGTGATTTCCACGGCAGTCGCATTGCCCGCGGTGAACGGGTCGTGCACTCGCCCCGAACTGGACAGGGCACCGTACCTGAACGGAACCTCCTTGCGGGACTCCCGAAGGATGCTCTGCGCCTCCGTATAGAGCGCCTCCGCCATAGCCGGTTGCAGGTCCGAGGCGGCGCGCCCAAACAAGTTGACAAACGCCTCGCCACCACTCAGTTTGATTTCGTATGCCACGTCAGTTCCCGAACGAAACCGTGGTGTGATTCGCACCCAACTCGTCGTTGTGGTGGATGACCGCCAAAATGAGCGGACTAGAACCGTCGGGCAGCACAATCTTGGAATCCTCCGAAATGGTCGGAGTCCCATAGAAGATGATGGTCCCGTTCTCGTAGACGTCACGGTTATCCGCCGTCTTGATGACCCTGCCCGTCTCTTGAACTCGGCAACGAACAGCCGTCCCAGAAGCCGAAAACGTCATCTTGCCGTACGCATCCATGCCCGTCTTGGCATAGATGGTCACCGTAGACGGCATCAGGTCAAGGAACTCGGCGTCAATAGCCATCAATCAATCCCGAAGACCGCTGAGCCACCCCCAGTGTTCCTATCCATGCCAATGGAGAACTCGGACGTGACCGGATAGGCATTGGCATCCCAGTTTGGCGATGGCGGGGCAAATCGCATAGCCGACACCCGCAACGTAGCCGCCCGCTCCAAGAACCCCTTCGCCGTAGACGAATACTGGGTAGAAATGGACAGGTCCCCCACGCTCCGACTCATGTCCGCCTTTGACTGATACTTGCCCGCGATTGCCTCACAGGCAAAAGCAGCAGCCACATACGCATCCGAGTTCCACTCGGTCAGCAAGAACGCGATTTCCTCGTTGGAAATCTGCTGGTTCGTCGTGTCCGTATCCCCACAGAGAAAACGAACCTTGTCATTGGCGCTGGACGCCGGATTCCCGCTGTAACTCCACGTCATAGCGGGCTACTTCGTGGTCTTCTTAGCCCTCGGCTTCGCGACCGACGAATCCTCGCCAGCATCACCAGACGACTCAACGACTGGCTCCTCAACCGGCTTCGCCGCAGGCTTCGCATCCTCAGCCTCAATGACCGGCATGAGATAACGACCGTTCTCCAACTGCCGGACATTCCGCCAGCCGTCAGCCTCAACAATCGTCCCTGAAGGGATAACCGAACCATCATCAGCCGGAATCGGCTTCAGGACCTTGTACTTCACTCTCTACCTCTCAGTCAGACCACTCGGGCACTCTAGGACCTTTAGGTAAGGTCAAACCACAGATACGTGAAGTTCTTCGCTGCCTCGTTGATGGCGCTACCAGTCGCATTGACCGCATACACGGTCACCGTGTCCGTCGCCGTCACCGCGGCACCAGCGAATGCCAGACCAGTCGTCAGGGACGGCGGGTTGACCACGACCACATCACCGACAGCAGCGCCGGTAACCGTGAACGTAGCCGAACCCGTCGTCGCCGCCGAGATATTTGGCAGGTCAACCGACGCCGTGCCCGACTTGACCTTCTGCACCATCGTGCCGCTGCCTACGGTAAGAGCGCCAACCAGCGCCCTGCCCTTAGTAATCCGGTTCATGTCAGAACTCCTTGTCGGTCGGTGGAATCAGGAAACGCAGGCGCTGAAGAAGTAGCCGACGTCCGACGCGATGACCTTCATGTCAAACGCGACCTCAGCCTCAATCCGGTCAGCCTTGTACTGCTCCAGACGCATCCGCGAGACGCCCACATTCTGTCCGAGACCGCCCGAAACGCCGGTCCACGACATGATGTAGCCACCCGACGGCTGCAGAAGTCCGGGGGACGGAGCCGAGTAGCAGAGGAGCGCATTCTTCCCGTAGTTGAAAGAGTACGCCTCGGTGCCACCCTCGTTGTTGGTCGCCTTGACCGACTTCGCCACCATCACTCGCGGCACACCGAACAGCGATGCCATGACGTCCTCGGTGAGGACGTTGGACGACGTGTACTTGATGCGGTCAACGAGGTCGGGGTGGTTCTTCAACTTGATGAAGACGTCGTAGCCGAGGACAAGCGTGTTCGGCTCGTAACCCGTGACCGAGAGAATGGCGCGCTTGCCGGTCTCAATGTCACCGAGCGGGTCGCTCGTCGTGTAGTTGTCCCACAGGTTGCTCGGGGTCGCATCGGTCGCCCAGACGCCGGTCGTGAAGAAGTTGGAGACGAACTGGGTCTCCATCTTGAGCATCAGACGCGACGTGACGAACTCGGTCGCCTCGCGGTCAACGTTGATGGGGGCATCGGCGTTGGCGCGGGTCTGGTCACCAATGTCCTTGTGGAACGCATACACGTCACACTGGTACGAATCGGTGCTCAGGTTGTAGCCGCCGCCCGCCGACTCCGTGGCATCAGCACGGCGCTGAGCCTCGTCGCGGAACCAGTCGTTCTTCGTGTACTTGAAGAACAGGTCCGACTGCTTGGAGACGGGGACGACAGGGAAGACCTGCGTCGCGATGAAGTTGCGGTTCTGCTGGAAGTATGCGACCGAGATGTTGGTCAGAATCGCATCAACATGAACCTGCGAAGAGGTGGGCTGTGGCATGGTGTGTTGCTCCTAATCAGGCGGCGCGGCTCGGCGCAGCGCAGTTGATAACCGCCGTGAGAAGTTCCCCATCGGCGCCAGCGCCGAGAAGGACCGTACCCACGGTGTACTTGGTGGTCGTCGTTCCGGGGGTGCGGACCTCCGCCTTACCCGAACCGTTCGTCCCGATGAGGACGCCAGCATTCAGCGACGTGGACGCCACCACCTTGCTGCCGCCAACCACCAGAATGGACGCCTCCTCGCCAGAAGCAGGCGTGTTCTGCAGGACGCCGAACGGAACATCCGTGTCAGCGGCGCAAAGGACAGCCTTGCCCGACGAAATCTTGACGAACTTGTACTGGGCGCTGCTCAGGTCAGCACCAGCCTCAAGCGTCACCTTGACTGCGTAGTTTGCAATCTCGTATGCCATGTGTTTCTCCTGTTATCGCTCGTTGCGGTACGCCGCATAGAGTTCGGGGTTCTGCTGGACGATGGCGGCAACAGCCTGCTCAAAGGTCTTGTACTCGCCGCTCTTGACTGCAGACTTAGCCATCGTCTCCACCTTCGCATAGGCATTGGAGTCGTCACGCGAGCCTGCGCGTCCAATCTCGTTGAAGATGGCGGCAGCATCAGCCTGCGCGTTCGCGGACTCAAGCGCCTTCTCAACGGTCTCCGCGACGTCCGGCATAAAGTCAGCCATCTTGCGGAGGGCAACACCGACCTGCTGGGGGTCAATCGTGAGGTTCTCCCAACCGGCAGCCTTCGCAACGAACTGCTCGTCACGGCGCGCCTCGCGCTCCTTGCGGAGTTCCTCACGGGCGCTGTCAGCCTCGGCACGCGCCTTCTGAAGCGCCTCACGGACAGGGGCGGGAGCCGACTTGTAGAGGTCCATCTCGGACTCATCCTCCATCTCGTCGTCCTCCTCCTCCTCCTCCTCAACCTCCACGGTCATAGCCTTCAGAACGGCAATCTCCTCGTCCTTCTGCAGGAGAGCCTTCTCAAGTTCCATCACTCGCTCAATGTACGCATCCTCAAGGGACGGGTCCATCGGCTCCATGTCGCTGTCAGACACGGCGACCTCGCTTTCGTTAGATGCGGACTTCATCACAATCCAGCCCTCATCCAGATGAGCGGGGTGGTCAACACCCGAGGTCTCGGTGACCTGCAGGGAAACCATCTTGCGCTTCTTAGATGCGGGCATATTGCTCTTTTCCAATCGCATGGCAGATTAGAGCAACGTTTTCCGCAACTTCTAGCGAAGAGGGGTTTAGTAGGTGTTATCGTCCCTCTTCTTGACACCAGCCACATAGGCAGTGGCAATGTCCATCAGCGAGTCAACCAAAATCTCAAAGTCCTCGTCGCCAGTCGGGTTGGCATGCTTGCCGCGAGCCTTCGCATAGATGGTGCTGCCTGCCAAAGCCTCACGAAACGCCGACAACATAATGTCTTCCATCTCGTTGGGGGCATCCTCGTCGTCAAACTCGTCCACTGCCATTAGCACCTTGAACGGCATGAGAGCCGCCTCGCGGCGGACTCGTTCCTTCTGCGCGAACGACGACACTGCCGACGTGGCGACCCGTCGCATAGCCCACGCTACGAAGAATGGGATTGCCACTCCGGTAGCAATGAGCGCCACGATGTTTGCTGCTGTCATGCCGTCACCTCCACAGCCGGTTCGTCCAGAATCTCAGCCTTAGTCGGGCGCTTGAAGAAGGCGAAGTCGGGCTTGCCGTCCGCCGTCGGCTCCAGCGTCGCGGTGAACTTCACGCGGTATCCCTCGTCCACCCAAGTGATGTTGGCGGGAACCGTGCCCCAGACCTTGTAGCCGCCGTCCGTGAGGACCGTCATCACCAGCCGCGTGCCGTAGTCGGTCTCCTTGACCGTGACGTTCGTCACCGTGCCGACGACCTCAGTCTTGCCGAACGGGATGGGCGCGATGACCCTCGGTTCGGCGGTGGCGACCTCGGCGGGCTGCATCGCCTTACCGTAAGCCTTAGGAAGAGCAGCCAGCAAATAGAGGTACTTGCGCCCGTTGTCAGTGAGGTAGGCGAGGCGGAGGTTCCAGAGGAACTGGTTGGTCGCATCGTCCTGAGCGAGGAGCCAGTCAATCGCCTTCTGAGCCTCGGCGCGAACCTCGTCGGTGACGTATGGGGCGAGCGTCGGCTCGTTGTCCCGCTTCTTCGCGTCAAGCGTCTTCCAAATCTGGTCGCCC